ACCATTTATAATCCAATTATTTTCATTTTTAACAAAATGTGTATTCTCTACTAAATTTGGTAAAATATATCTTTCATCGCAAAATCCTAAATCAGATGGTTTTTTTACTGTCATTGACCATTGATTTACCCATGAAAAAAAATCATTTTTAGCGTGTGGTTTTAAATACCATTTTGAAGCTATATCTTGAGGTCTTATATTATTTTCATTATTTGCAAAAAATCTTTGTAGCATTTCCATGTAAGGCAAATATCCAAGCGCTTCAGAACTTGTACCAAACTCAATATAATCATTTGGCGCTGGTGTTGCTGTACTTAAAAATCTATAAGGTATTTTTTTTATAAATGCTGTTATCTGATTTTTTATTTTTCCATCAAAATTTTTCAATATTGAACTTTCATCTAAAATGCAACCTTTAAAATCATTTGAATCTAAATAGTGCAAACGCTCATAATTACAGATAACTATTTTTTTTGTGTGTTCACCTTTAATGGTTTGTTGTATGTCGTCAATGCCTAACTTTTCAGCTTCTTTTAAAAATTGAAAACCAACTGCAAGCGGTGTTAAAATTAAAACTTTTCCGTTTGTATGGTTAACAATGTTTTGAGCTATTGCCAATTGCATTAAAGTTTTTCCTAATCCTGTATCGGCAAAAATAGCCATTCTGCCCTTACGTATTGCCTTTTCTATAATATGCTTTTGAAAGTCAAATGCAATATCAGGAAAATATGTAGGCTCGAATCCAAAGTCACCTATTAAGTGCTTTTTTCGCTCCAAAAATTCTAAATACTCATTCATAATTTGGTTTGTTTAATATGTGTTAAAAAATTATTCCATGCTCTTTTAGCCGCTTGTTTTAAATCATTCTGATTCGCAGCATCTAAACCGTACTTTTTATTTATCCAGTCAATACTGCCGTTTTCTTTTAGTATTCGGCTTTCAAAAATGTAATAAACCCAATTGTCTTTGTGCCCGCGCTTGTTTTTTAGTTCCCATAAATCCGCTAACGTTTTACTTTTGCCCTGTTCTGATTTTTTAGCTTTTAGCAGTTCATCTAAGGTTGTATTATCTTTGACTGCAACGCCAGCAACTTCTTCTATCTGTTGAATTTTGATTTCTGGTTTAGCGCCACAGTAAGGGCATTTAGGTTCGGTCTTTATGTAAGTTCTTAAACATTCAATACAATCGGCGTACTCAGCTTCAAGCGTTTCAGTATCGCGTTTTTTCTTTTGTACGCCTTCTAATGTCCATTCGCGGGTCTGTAGTGGGTGTCCGTGCATTTTCTGATTGCCTACGTGGTCCAAAATTAAACAGCGGCTTTTGCCTTGCATCGGTCTTAATCCACGCCCTACTATCTGAAGATACAATGATAGCGACATAGTACGTCTAAGCATGCCTACAACACTAACCGCTGGTATATCTGTACCTTCGCTTATGAGGTCACAAAATGTTACCACATGTAGTGCGCCATTCGCTAAACCGTCAAACGCGTTTTTTATTTCAGCATCTTCTAAGTTTCCATGTACCGCAACCGCTTTAAAACCTGCAGCATTAAACGCCGCTGCTACATTTTCGGAATGCTTAATATTTACGCATGAATAAATAGCAGGTTCGAATGGTGCTAAACGTTTATATTCATCGACTGCATTACCTGTTATCGCGGGTTTGTCCATTTCCTTAAATAAATCATCCGCTTTGTATTCGCCGTTCCTATCTTTTTTAATCTTTGTAAAATCTGCCAACGGTTTGAAATTATAATACTCAGGCATCACTAAATTACCCATTTGCACTAATTCAGCAGGTAACGGTCCTAAAACTAAATCAGAAAATACATCGCCTAAGCCTTGCCCATCGCCGCGCCAAGGTGTAGCAGTAACGCCCAAAACATAAACCTTATCGCCGTAATAATCTAAAATATCTTTCCATGTTCCCGCGTTGGCGTGGTGCGCTTCATCAATAATTAGTAAGTCGGGCGTTGGTACTTCGCTAAGTCTATTTTTAAGGCTTTGAACGCTGCAAACCTGCGCAGGTAAATAATACTGTTTAGGTCTGTTACCCGCTATAAAACCATGCTTTAAACCGTATCGCCTGCAACGTTCTGAAATTTGATTCACTAAGTTTTTTTTATGTACTAAGAAATAGACGCGTTTACCTTTTGATATTGATTCTAAAGCCATATATATAAACGTTTCGGTTTTTCCACCGCCTGTAGGAAGTACAAACAATACTTTTTTGTTACCGCTTTTATAACTCTCTCTTATGTCGCTTACGCTTTTCGATTGATATTGCCTTAGCTGTATTGTGTTCATTTTCCAATTCGTTTAAAACATTCATAAGTTTAAAATAAATAACCAATGTTTGCGGTTCTACGGTTTTCCAATGTTCCAAGGTTTGCCGCCCTACTTCGGCACGCCTGCATAATTCCGAAATACTGATGCCTAACATGTCGCATCGAATTGATAAATTTTCAAAAGTTTTCATATTTTTTTGTTTAAATGTGTTGCAAAGTTAAAAACCTTTTTTAAATTTGTGCTATTATTTAATAAAATATTTTTAAAATTTATGACAAACCAAGAGTATCACAAAAAAACTGAGTACATCAGTAAATCACTTTTAGACTTAGTACATAAGTCACCAGCGCATTACAAAGCCTATATAGAAGGCGAAAAGCAAGCGCCAACTTCAGCCATGAATTTAGGTTCATTAGTTCATAGCGTTGTATTTGACCAGGATAATTACGCCGTTATGCCTGAATGCGACCGCCGCACAAAAGAAGGTAAATTGATTTATGAATCGTTTATTGCTGAATCTGAAGGTAAAGAATTATTTGTTTCGGCTAAAGATTACGAATTAGCCCTAAACATCAGAAACGCTGTATTATCACATCCGAAGGCGGCCTTACTTTTAGAACAAGGACAAGCTGAAACTTCATTTTGGGGTAGAATATCTGATATGCCTGCTAAATGTAGGGTCGATTTTCTAAACACTAAGTATAACGTTTGCATCGACCTTAAAACAACGGCGAACTCAGCGCCAAACGAATTTTCTAAATCCATCTACAATTACCGTTATCATGTCCAAGCGGCATTCTATATGGACTTAACCAAGGCTGAACGTTTTATATTTATAGCTGTAGAAAAAGAAGCGCCGTTCAATGTTGAATTATATGAGTTAGATAATGATGCTATCGAACGCGGAAGACAGGAATATTTAGAAGATATTGAAACGCTGAAAAAATGCAAAGAAACTAATAATTTTCACGGCTATACAACTGACAACAAAATACATATTATTTCATTGCCTACGTGGGCTAAATAACTTCAAACCATGCAACAATTAACAAAACTGCCAACACTTCAAGAACTATTAGTAGAAAATGAAGACAGCCTAAAGCAAAACGCGCTAACTGTATTATTGAATCAAGACCCGCCCGCTAAGTGGTTAGTTCAGCATCCAATGATTCGCGATTATAGATATATCCCTATTGAAAAAATCGAATACTTACTAACGCGTATCTTCGGCAATTGGAACGTAGAAATACGCGGCACTCAGATAGTAGCTAATTCTGTAGTTGTAACGGTGCGTTTACATGTAAATAACCCTATAAGCGGCGAACCAATGTGGCAGGATGGCATAGGCGCTGCACCGATACAAACCGATAAGGGCGCTGGTGCTACCGATTGGAATGCCGTTAAAACCGATGGTGTGCAAAAAGCTGCACCCGCTGCCGAAACATACGCCGTTAAAGATGCTGCCGAAAAGTTTGGTAAAATATTTGGTCGCGATGTTAGCCGAAAAGGTTCAATGAATTATACTGATTTATTGAAAAAATCGGCATTTAATGATGAATTAGAAAAATAAAATACTTATATTTGTGAACGTTCTGCAACCACAGAAAGAACTAAAAGATATTTAAAGCCCTGAATGATATAGGTCGTGGTTGCCCTATTGATTTCGGGGCTTAGTTTTTTAAAAAAATATGTTATGGAACTTAAAATTAAAGAAGAATTTAAAAAGCTGATACCACCGTTAACGGCTGAAGAATTTAAACAGCTTGAAACGAACTGCATTGATGAAGGCATACGCGATGCTATTGTAACCTGGCAAGGTTTTATTATTGATGGGCACAACCGTTATAAGATAGCTACCGATTGGCAATTAAGTTTTAAAACTATCGAAAAGGCTTTTGAAAGTGATGTTGATGTTATTGAGTGGATGCTGGTAAATCAGTTAGGTAGAAGAAATTTAACTAATGAGCAAAGAGCTTATTTAATTGGCAAAAGATATGAAAATGAGAAAAAAAGAAAAGGAAGACCTAATGCTAAAATAGGACAAAATGTCCCAATATCTACAGCAGAAAAGATTGCAGAAGAAATTGGAATATCAGATAAACAAGTTCAAAGAAATGAACAATTTGCTAAAGGTGTAGATAAAATGTCTGAAGAACTTAAACAAGAAGTTTTACAAGGTAAATCAAATTTAAATAAATCAGATATTCAATTAATATCAAAAGCTGAACCTACATTTATAGCAAATAATGATAAAGAAATAATTGAAAAGGCTAAACAAATAAAAGAACAAAAAGCGCAGGATTTTAAAGCAAAGATTGAAGAGCGCATTGAACACAAAACACAAACACAGCCTATTTCTTTAGATGAACAAAAAATGTTAAATCAGATTGCAAACGGCGAAACGGTTGTAATAAATATGAATACGCATTTTCATGTTTTAAAATATGCTAAAGACAAAGGTATCTATAAACAAATTGATAGATATTCTGAATTTGGAAACCCGTTTTTTTTAGATTCTGATGGTAACCGTGACCAGGTATGTGATGGATATATTGAATACTTTAAACACAAAAGAAGTCTACATAATAAAGTAGGTGATTTGAAAGGCAAAGTATTAGGCTGCCATTGCGCACCGCTTAGATGTCATGGTGATTATTTAAAACAGTTAGCAGATGAAAATTAGATTCTTACAGGTTGCTATTGCCCAATGGGAGCATAACAACAAATTAAAAGGTACGTTTCATTGTACTATAGGCATAAACTTAGATACATACGAACTTACAAGAATATACCCAGTTGAAATGTATAAAATGCAAAAACATGGTGTATATGAAGTTACAGTTGAACCAATGACATGTAGGCGCGAAAATAGTTATAAGCCATTAAAAGTTAAGCAAGTAGGTTTATTTAAAAAAGAACAAACCCAAATGATTCTTAATAAAATAAAACTTACAACTATTGATACTTTAAATTCCAATCACTTATCAATGGGTGTTATAGATATTACAGATAAAAAAATAATGGTTCTAACATCTAAAAACTATGTAAATGATTCGCAGTTTGATTTATTTGAAGGTACTGAGTATTCAATACAGGAAAGTTTAAAAGGCAAAAGCTACAGTAATAAACTTTACAAAGATATTCGAATTTTGTACCCTACAAATGAAACTAAACAACGCTTTCGTGATTTAAGTTATAATGAACATCACTTCTTTGTAGGCTTAGAAAAAAACGGTTCTGTGCCCGATTATTACAATTCAAATGCCTATAATAGAATGATAATTGGCAATTTAAGAAACCATAGAAATGTGTTCATAGGTTTATGTATGTTTAAGTCTGAGGAAAATTTATTTACCTAATCCTTTGCTTTTACAAATATTACCTTTACTTTTGCCATTAAGGCAGCCTGCTGCTAAAAACGTTCTTTATACTTGTTAACACCATGTTACACCAATTGTAACGCATAAAACGCTGATAATCATAGCTTGTTACGCTGTTACACTTGTTACACCACTTCAACACGTATATGCGTGTATTTTTTATGTTCATTCTCATATATATGTAGAATATAGTGTAACATACGTAACAGTGTAACATGTACTATATGTCAATTAGTTATGTGTTACACTTAATGTAACAACTGTTAACAATAATAATAAATAATAATAATAATATAAATAATAATACTAATAATAATATAGATATAGGCTTAAAACGTATTTAAACGGCATTTTAAGGCATTTTTATATTAAAGTGGTGTGTATGTATCAAAACTTATTAAAAGTTTCTTAAAACGAAAATATGAAAGATTTAGGCGGTCGACCAATGAAGTTTCAAAGTCCTGAAGAATTGCAAAGTAAAATAGATTCATATTTTGATTATTGTGAATCACGTACTAAAAAAGAAGTTGTAAAAACACGTGACTATTATGAAGTAATAGATTTGCCCGACCCAATACCTTATACTGTTTACGGTCTTGCTGATTTCTTAGATTGCGATGCAGACACGCTTTTGAACTATCAAACGCGCGATGCTTTTTCGGTTTTAATCGCACGTGCAAAGTCTAAAATACTAACAAACAAGGTAGAACGCGGCTTAGATGGTAAGT